AAAACTATGAATTAAATGTTGATACATTAGCAATAATAAATACAGTATCAACTCCTAGCACTAATCCTAGAGGTATAGGCGGAATTAGTAGCAGATTATATCATTGTGATAATGGTACTAGTGCCAATTATGAATTAAACATTGACACATTAGCAACAATAAATACTATATCAAGTCCAGGCGGTCTTGCTACTGGTATAGGCGGAATTAGTAGCAGATTATATCATTGTGACCTTATTACGGATGTCAATTATGAATTAAACGTTGATACATTAGCAATAATAAACACTGTAGCTAGTCCTAATAGTAGTTCTGCTGGAATTGGTGGAGTAAAATAATAAAATTAAAAGGAGAAAAAACTATGAAAATATTAAAATTCACAGGTCAATTATCAGATATAATGGGCGAAGATGCAAGGAAAGATTGGACGAAAGAATGTGGTTTGAAATTCCACAGTGGGCATCAAAACACAGAAGAAGGGATAACTTTAATGGAAGTTATCGACGAAGAAAAAGCTAGTAAGTATTATGAATTAAACGGTGTTGAAGTTTTAAACGAAACGGAAGCAGATGTAATAGTAGCCGAAAAAATGGATAAAGTTAGTTACAAAGTCACTTCCGACGTTATTATGAATAACAATATCCTTGCGAGAAGTAACACTGTAGAGGGAATCAACTTTGACGAAATGCCAGCAGAGTGGACAGAACAACAAGAACTAGAGTTTATTTACAATGCTGGTGTTAGTGGAATTAAAAAGGACATATCCACAGTTGAGAAATATACGCGGCAATAACCGCTCGTGGTAATAAAAATGTCACAAAAAATGGGGAGCGCAAAAATGGATATTTTAAAAAAACAACTGACAAAACTACTAGATGTCAAGTCTTTACTCACAATCATGGCAGGCGCGGTGTTTGTCGTACTCGCACTTCGCGGCGTGCTGGACAGCGAAAACGTGATGATAATTTTGGCTTTAGTGTTTCAATCGTATTTTTCATATCAGAATAATAAAAAGCAGGATAATGAAGATGGCAAGTGAAACCATCACCGAAAGACGAGAACGTCTATACAGGGACACAAGAAATTACCATGGCGTGGCTGAGTGGCACTCCGACGGTTTTAAGGGTAAGGGCGTTGGCTTCTTGGAATTAGAAGGAGACACTGAGCATTGCAAAATGGTACTAGACCAATTTAGAGATATAGCGCCCTTAGCAAAAACCTTCTCAGGTGGCTTTAGCTATCGATTGACAAACGGGGTGCTTAGAGATTTTAAATTAAATACACCGGACGGCAAAAAACACGACTTGCAACAGTACGTTAAAGACAATAATATCCAGATAATCGGTCAAAGTATTTATACTCGGACTGGCGGGGCTTATGATGATTCGATACTTGATGAACTGCGAAAGACAGGATGTATATTTCTTTCTGCTGCCGGAAACGACGATGAGGTAGGGGTTAACGGTAAGATTAGAGACATCGCTATAAACGTCGGGGCGGTTGAGCTTAAAAACGGCGAATTAGTAAGAGAAGGTTACAGCGCCAGCGGAGATGTGGCTCTAGACTTTGCAACACTTCACGGCCCATTTGAAGGCACGTCCTTTGCTCAGCCAATGCTATCTGGCATGGTGGCTTTAATCTTAGAGCGAGAAGGGCCTAAAACGCAAGACGAAATCTACGCAACTTTTAAATCTATGTGTGAGCAAAAAGAGCATAACACGGATTTTGGCTGGGGCATCCCACGCTTCCAAAATTGGAAAGAAGAACCGGAAGAACCTGAAGAACCGGAAAAGGAGAACGAAGAAATGGAAATTAAATGCAAGATAGGTAGCAATAAAGTAATGGTTGATGGGCAAGAGAACACGCTAGATTTTCCGCTGTTTGAAGTCGGTGGAACGTCATTACTCCCAGTTAGACTTTTATCGGAAGCTTTTGGTGCGACTGTAAGCTACGACAGCGAGACCAAAGAGATTATCATAAAAAAGTAGACAGCCCCACTTTCCCGTTCGCCGATGAGTGGGCTACAAGGCTAACGCTGGAATATGGCCGACCAAACGGTAGGAGATTATTTTGGGCCGCAGGTTATCATCCTGGCGTTGATCTAGTGTCAAGCGCTAATAAAATAGTTAGAGCCGTTCGGGGTGGCTATTGCATCAAATCTCAAACTTATGGTAAGTGGGGCAGTTATATTGTTATTAGACAGCATGATGGGCTGTATGCCATCTACGCACACTTAAGTAAGCGATACATCAGAATGGGGCAGAACGTTGAACAGGGCGCAAGTGTGGGCGTCATGGGGGCTACGGGGAACGCTAAAGGAGCACACCTGCATTTTGAGTTACAAGAAACGTACTATGACGCGAAATCTACTGTCAACGCTGCCGATTATCTAAGCATTGAAAATAAGGTAGGCAAAATTAAATACCTCTAACTGGGCGGTCCTTCGGGACCCCTTTTTTTATGCCCAAAAATAATTAAAACAATATACCTCAATGTGTTGACAATGTAAGCACACGGTGATATACTGTAACTAGAGATAAGGAAATAGGGCAACAGCCCAGAAGGAGAAAGAGATGAAAAAAATGGAAATGAACTACATCGGAAGAATTGAAACAAGAACGGACGAGATCGGCAGAGGCGCTTTAGCTGACAACGACGTTTTCAAAGACGAATACGACAACTTCTATATTCAAAGAGGAGGATTTTTCACATCGAATGGCGTTGAAAACTTCTTCTTGCCAGCTTCGGATTTTGAAGCAGAAGGAAATATCTTGAAGCTAAAAAGTGGCTTGACCACAACAAAAAGAAAAGGCGTTTTCTCACTTAAAAATAGTGAATACAAAATGCCAGAAGACAAGCAAGAGTTGACACCTGAAAATTTAGGATTGATAGAGTCTTACTAGCACTGTAGACCGTGCCGGCGGTTAATCCGGCAAGGAGATAAGAAAATGAAGACAACTTTTGTAGGATACGACGAGAACAATTTACCATGTTTTGAAACGGTAGAAGATAAAAAAGACGACCTGTTGGAGGAGGTTGTAGAAATAAGAAGGGAGCAAACAAACCCTTTTTATTCTAAGGAGACCTGTCATAATGGTGGCGGGTATGACCAGCCATCTATTGAATTTGAATTTAATGGAATAGCTGGAAATCTTGAAGATGATTCGTGTGGGGACTACGGTAGTTCCTACGATATAGAATGGGACCATCAATATTTCCATTACGATGATATTGAAAACGAAGTGGAAGTGGATAACACTTTTACGGATACCGATTTTATCAAAGCCTTTAACAAGGCCTATCCAAACACCCCAATTACCCCGCAGCCGGCGGTTAAACCGGCAAAGGAGAAAAAATGATCACATATACGATAAGCGTTGATGGCCAAATGGCCGACCAGACAGATAGCCCCGAAACAGCTAAAGCGGTAGCGAGCGACATTGCTAACACCTCATCAGCAGCCAAAGAAATAATCGTGTCTTGGCATCGGCCCAGAGATGGGCAAGTAGGGTATTTGTCTCCTAGCGGAGATCACACACTGCAACCCGAGAATTGGGTAGAGGAAACGATGGACACTCATCTACACATTAGAGTTTCACAGAATGAAAAGGCGAGGCTTGCGGTGGCCGCGAAGAAAGCAAGAAAGAGCGCCAGCGAGTTGGTGAGAGACTTGATAAGTAAATTATAGTTATAGGCCCTGCGGTTTTGCGCGGGGCTTTTCTTATACCCAAAAGTGAGTAGCCAATATATGGTACACAACAATACATTGAAAATCATTAAGTAAGTGTTGACAATTACCGACATATTGTTTATACTGTAACTAGGAGGTGAGGAAATGAAGTACACGCTTAGAGAACTGCGAGCCAGGAACAAAGAGTCGCAAACGCTGGTTGCCGAGGCATTGAACGTCCATATTAACACTTATGTGGCTTGGGAACGAGATCTATCAAATGTTGGCGTAGAAAATGTGTATAAATTGGCAGCGCATTTTAACGTACACATTGACGAAATATCATTCAGGTAAAGGAGGGGACGCAATGTTTTTATGGCAAGGCGGTTTGATTTATGCAGTCGGCCTGCTCATGGGTTACTGGGCCAAGTGGCGAATTGATAAGTGAAAGGAGTAATACATGAAAATTAGAAAGGTTAGTAATAAGAAGATGGGCAAGATTGAGACATCTAAGAAACCGCGCGGGCTATTCTACGCCATTGAAAAATACGGAAATGAAAGCAAGGTCTACGTCGGCGTTGCAAATCATGATGGAGTTATACGCAAAGATGAGTTCCTGACGCTTGAGGAATGTGAAAGGTGGCTAACAAAATGATCATTAGCAGAAAAGAATATATGAACCTAAAGACACGCGTTGAGGTCGCGGAAAACCTTATCACCGAACTGGAACCAGACGTGCAACGCAGTTATTTGGTTACGCTAGACAACTGGGGTGCGTTCTCCAAGTGTGTATATCAAAGTATGGCCGACGAAAACCAGGACCGGCTTGATCGTCTCATGGGGGCGGCCAAATGACGGAGCAAACTTGCGAGACGTGCGCGCACCGAATCGAACAGCCGTCTTATATGGCGGATACTTGTAAAATGACCGGACTACCCATCAACAACAGAAAGGATTGGTGCCTTGGATATGCAGAAAGGACAACCAAAAATGTATAAAGAGTATCTGTTGGACGCGTTTAACCCAAATGAGATTTTCGCCGAGATGATGCAAGCAATGGAGCAGGCCCACGAGGTCTATCCTGCAACGATTAAAGCGACAATCTTAGTTGAAACAGCCGAAAAGTACGAGGAAAAGATAGGCTGGGCACAAGAGTTCTATCAGGCTATTGATTGTTTGGACGTCGACGTTTTAGAAAAGGCGTACGACAACGGATTTTACCTCCTGGGCCACGAGGAAGAGAGCGTCGGTTACGAAATTAAAGGCACAAATGTTGTGCAGTATACTGACATCAGAGGGCTGGCTAAAGCGGTGCGAGAAATCGCGGAGGAGGAACAAGATGGATAATAATCTTAAGATATATAATGAAGTTAGGGCTGTACCGAAAGAGGCACAAAAAGAAATTAAGGGTGGTCGGATCGGTGGCTTTACCGACATAAATCCGATGTGGCGCATAAAAACGCTAACAGAACAGTTTGGGCCATGTGGGATAGGTTGGAAATACACAATAACGGACAAAAGAACGCTTGAAGGCGCTAACGGAAATGTATCGGCGTTTGTTGATATAGACCTTTTCTATAAGATGGATGGTGAATGGAGCGATGCAGTCCCCGGAACGGGTGGCAGTTCATTTGTGGCAAAAGAAAAGAATGGGTTATATACATCGGATGAGTGCTTCAAAATGGCACTCACTGACGCTATAAGTATTTCCTGCAAGGCGCTAGGAATCGGTGCGAATATTTATTGGGATAAAGACACTGACAAATATACTAAAACCCCGCCCGTACCAGATACGTCGGAACTGGACGCAGCAGAACAAACCGCGCGTCAGGCGTACACGGAAATCCGTAGTGCGTACCTGAAACAGAAAGACGGTCAGAAATTATTGGATGAATTTATAAAACTAGATATAAATGAGGTAGGCTCGATTATTAAATCGAAGGACTTGAAAAAGATAACCACGCTTAATGACTTACTCGCGAAGGTTTGGAAGTAGGTGGCAGATGATAGAGTGTATGGATCGCTCGTTGAAGTTTGGGGCATCTGATACGTCGCAAATAATGCAGAGCTGGGACACTAAAACGTTCCATGATTGGTGGCTAGTTAAAGCCGGAATATTGGAGAACGATAACTACCAAAATAAGTACATTGACGCCGGTAATAGATTCGAGGTTCCAATCTTAGAATCTCTGGGCATCGAGGGTATGCAGTACGGCACCAGAGTCTGCTGGTGCGACTGTGAGACGTTAGCAGTCAACTTAGATGGAAACACCCACGACACCATTTACGAGGTTAAGAGCGTAAAACTAGAACGGGCGATGGACTACCCCCGAAAAGTACCGTTGGGATATTGGCGGCAGGTACAAGTGCAGATGCTTGCAAGCGGTTTGCGTAAATCGGAAATAGTGCCTTACGGCTTGATAGATTCCGACTATGACAACGAGTACCCCGCGGTTTTTGACATAGAAGCCGGCCGAATGTTTGAGACGCCGGTAGATTACGACGAAAAGTTTATCGCAAAGTACGTACCACGTTTATTGTATTTGAGTGATTGCTTGACGAGGGGCAGACATCCCGACGTGTCAGAGTTGGAGTTGTTTAATGGCGGAAATTAGATATACGCAAAAAGAAATGGACCAGCTATTACTATCTTTTATTATAACGGCCGACACGCGGGAACAAAATAACAATCATATACTAGAGTCATTTAAGGCCAGGAAACGGGGGTATATAACACGCAAGTTAGATTTTGGTGATTACTCATTTTTTCTACCAGAAAACGAATCGCTAGGTATACCGCACGACCTCCATTTTTCCGATGAATTGGTAATAGAACGCAAGGCCAATCTTGACGAACTTTGCGGAAATCTGAAAGTTGACAACGGTGAGCGCCAGCGGTTTAAAGCGGAAATGCTGCGCAAGGGTGACGCAAAAATGATGATGGTAATAGAGACCGGAGGATGGGAGGATTTATTTGGAGGCAATTATCGCTCGAAGTACAGCACGACGGCTTTGGCAGGATCCCTGCTAAGCTTCCAACATCGCTACGATTTGCATTTACAATTTGTACCAAAAAACAGAATGGGCGAATATATCGCTTATAACTTTTACTACTACTTGAGAGACCGGCTTAAAACCGGATTTCTCGGAACGAAGAAAGAGGTATAATATGAAAGTATCAGAAGTTAGATTATCAAAAGGCCCCTGGGGCAAAACGCAAGCGATGGCCAGCGTCACGTTCGACGGCCAGTTCGTCGTAACCGGACTCAAAATAGTTGAGGGTAGTAACGGACTATTTGTGTCTATGCCGAGTTATCGTGATAAAAATGGTGAGTATAAAGACACAGCTTTTCCGTTATCTAAAGATTTCAGGGAAGAAATGACCGAGGCGGTACTTGCGGAATTTGGCGAAGTTGCACCTGTCGCAGAGGGGCCGGTCGGAAATCCGAAGGCTGATGCAGACCCGGACGGATTGCCTTTCTAGTACCATAAAAAAAGGAGGAACAATATAATGTGGGGGCTTTAATCAGCCCCTTTTTTATACACTAAATCTAGGGATTATGCACTAAAGTGTATATTTATACATTTTAGAGAAAGGCTTGCATACCATGGCAATAACGTGTATCATAGAGTAACGAGGAGGTGGGGAGATGAAGACTTATACCACAGAGCAATTAGCTGAGATATTACAACTGGACATTGAAACCGTGCGCAGATTCATAAATGAGGGAAAAATAGGGGCATTTAAGGCTGGCCGGAGTTGGCGTGCAACAGAAGACGACTTGAAGATATATATGGCCGATAGCCGCAATGAAGCAAGAGAAAAATAGAAGGGGGGAGCTAAATGATAAGGCCAACAGGATACTTCAAGATATGGCGTTCCCTTTACAGTAAGCCGATCTGGCTTAATAGTACACTAGAGCAGCAAGTGATACTACTGACGCTTATGGCAATGGCCAACTTTGGCCCTAAGCAATGGGAGTGGGAAGGCAAGCAATTTGACGTTAAACCGGGGCAATTTATAACTAGCCTAAACTCGATTAAAGAAAATTCAGGAAACAACGTCAGTATTCAAAATATCAGGACAGCACTAAAGCGTTTTGAAAAGTTGGATTTTCTAACAAACCAATCAACAAAGACAGGCCGGCTTCTAACCCTCGCAAATTGGGGCGAATATCAACGCGAGACAAGTGAAGCTAACATAGCGCCTAACAAAGACCTAACAAAGACCTCACAAAGACCTAACAAAGACCTAACAACTAGAGAAGAAGGTAAAGAAGGTAAGAAGGTAACAACAGACTATCCTGCTATCATTTCTTATTTAAACGAAAAGACGGGGAAGCAGTTCAAACACACAACGCAAGCCACACGGGAATACATAGATGCGAGAATAAGCGAGGGCTTTACCATGGAAGACATGAAGCGGGTTATAGATAACAAAAGCAAGCAGTGGGTCGGCGACGATAAAATGAGTGAGTTCTTGAGACCTCAGACGTTGTTTGGCACTAAATTTGAGGCATACCTTAATGACTCAGCCCCAGTTGAAACAAAAAGAGCCGGATTTATTGACTATGAGAGCGATCTCGGCGAAAGGAGGCCAGATTGGTAGATGCGCAAGCATTAAAAGTAGAGTTAGGCTTAAGGGCAAAAGACATAATAGCCGACAACCTCGGTTTAGTCGAAAATGGCAGCAAAAAAGTTATATGTCCGTTACACAATGACACCCACCCATCTATGAGTTGGTATAAGGAAGGCTTGATGTGGCGGTGCCATGTTTGCGCAGGACAGATAGATATATATACCTATTATCAGAATTATGAGGGTATGGAATTTACGGAGGCAGTTGATAAGGTGAATGAGATAGTGGGAGGAAGAAATATAGCGCACAAACCAATAGTGGCCAAAGACGTGGCATTCGTACTACCAGATATTAAGGTAAAAGAATTAGATGCGCCGTTTATTGAATATATGGCGAAGCGTAAAATAACAAAAGATACGCTGGACTATTGGCGCGTCAAGCAATATACATGGGAACGGAAAGACAGCAACGGGAAGACATACCAAACCACCGAGGTCTACGTATTCCAATATTACGATGAGGCTGACAAGCTGATATACGTAACTTATCGTGGGTTGGGCAAAGGTGCAATCAAGGGTGGGTGTGAAACGAACACTAAGTCTATACTTTGGGGTATGTGGCACATAGACAAAACTAAGCCAGTGGTTATAACCGAAGGGCAGCCGGACGCTATGGTTGTGTGGCAGAGTGGCTACAAGAATGTGGTATCAGCTCCTGGTGGCGCAAGTAACCTCACATGGATAGACCATAATTGGAAATGGCTACAAGACATTCCGGAATTTATAGTATTTGCGGATAATGACGTAAACGGCCAGCGTATGGCCAGCAAAATCAAGGAAAAGCTAAAAAACGTAAAGGTTTTGACAGCCACGGAGAAGGACGCGAACGAAGTGCTGTTTTATCATGGGCCGGAGAAGGTTAAGCAATTGATAACCGATATTATTGATGAAGTACCGGACGGGCTCATTGACCTAGCACGCATTCCTTACCGATCGGCGATGGGCAGGATTGAGGACGGGCTAGAAACCGGATTTTATGAATATGACTACCACGTTGAGGACTGGAAAGAAGAAGAAATAACCGTAATATTTGGCCGGAACGGTGAGGGTAAAACTACTTTTATATCACAAATAATAGCGCATTGCTTAGAGAGAAATCAAAAGACATTTTTATATAGTGGCGAAATGAGCGATGACAAGATACAAGATTGGCTTTACCTTCAAATGGCCGGCAATAATAAAAACAACCTCCGGACGATAATAACTAAGTATAAGGACAAGCTAGAGCCAAAACCTGAAATAGTTAAGAGAATGAAGGAGTGGCACGATGGGCGGCTATTTGTGTATGACCGTAATGAGCGCGAAATCACAGGGGGCCTTGATAAGTTTTTTGATGTGATGGAAATAGCGTCCAAAAGATATAACGTTAAGTTATTTGTAATAGACAATTTAATGGCCATATTGGAAGAAAATGCAGACAGCTTATATTCCGACCAGGCCAATTTTGTGCAACGATGCAAAAACTTTGCAATAACAAACAAATGTCACATCGTATTACTTGCACATCCTAACAAGGAAAAACAAGAGATGAAATATGGCAATGAGGGCAATCTCAATAAGACGGATATTTCCGGCAGCAACAACATTCCCAACAAAGCAGACAATATAATAGCAGTAGAGCGATTGTGGGGCACGGACGCAGATTGTGATGCAATCGTAACAAGCCTAAAAGACAGAACGAGTGGGCAACGCAAGCAGATGAAGTTTTTCTTTAGTCAAAAGACTTTACGTTTTTACAATAATATGACAAAGGAGAACCAGAGCTGTGGGTGGGAGAAAGAACCACAGGAAGGCTTTCAGTTAAACATAGATGCAGACAGCCCGTTTTAGAAAGGAGCAATTTATGAATGATGGATTAGTAGACATGGCGCGCATGAAGTACATTCCGGAATGGAAAATCGTGGAGGACGCCTATAAAGAGTACGGATGGATAGAGGACGAGCAATACCTAAAAGACCGACTAGTGTTTCTGCGCGAGTCACTGGATAGAGAGTACAATTTGCAATTGGCTAGGGAGAAGCAATCTCTATACTTCATGGGCGTATCATGTAGCCGAGAAGATGGTAAATGGGTAGCATATATGCAAAGCGACGATTGGAGGCGGTAGCAGATGAACGACAAGCAAAAGTACAACAAACTATTAGAACGCTTTAAAAATGCGGAGGTCTACTACGATCGGCCGGACGTTTCACACGAAGAAAAGGAGGCGACTATTGATGGGTTTTGCGAAATTATGCGAGGGCTGAACTTTCACCTGATGCGAATTGCGGACTATACTGAAACGGAAATACTGGGAGGGTTCAAGGATGCAGATTGAATTATCCAAAAACATAATCATTCCTGGCGATCCGCGTACCAAAAAGAACAGCATGAGAATCATCACAAATCGAAAGACAGGCAGGCCATTTCCGATACCATCAAAAGCCTTCATGCAATACCAAAAGGATGCAGGGTGGTTTTTGAAACCGTGGGGAATTGATGAGCCGGTTAACTTGAAGTGCGTGTACTACATGCGGACAAAAAGAAAGGTTGATCTAACAAACCTCAATAGCGCTATATGCGATATACTGGTGCACCACAAGGTAATGGCAGACGATGATAGCAAAATTGTAGTATCCATGGACGGCAGCCGTGTTAAATATGACAAAGATAATCCCAGAGTTGAAATTGAGATAACGGAAACGGAGCGTTAAAATGAAAATAAATGAATTAGTAGAAGGCGTTGAATATGTGCAAGACGGGGGAATGTGCGAGGATAAGCGTTATTATCATAACATGATTTATCGTTTACACGAAGGAGTACTACGATGCCATGATGGTACTTTTGTGTGGTGTGACTCTGTGCTAAAGTATAATGTTGCAGTACGAATGACCTTTAAACCAGCACCGTTTGAACCGGAAATCGGGCAAAACTACTATTGTCCGAGCTTTGAGTATGAAGGCAATTATAGCATAAGCGCATGGGTAGATGATAAAATGGACAATGCAAGAAAACGAAACGTGGGTGTCTACCGCACAGGAGAAGAAGCGCAGGAAGCAGCGCAAAAGCTGGGGTGGCGGT